CACTTTAATTTCATTTATAGTTAAATTTGGTATGTACTTGTCAACCTGTTGTTGTATTTCAGATTTGATTCCGTCAAACGTTTCACCATCCAAAGGGTCAAAAATAAATTCATATATACGTGTTCCAAAATCAGGATTATAATATCTACTACCTCTTGCGGTTAATATCAAATGTAAAAGGTCTGCCCGTATCTCATCACCAGCATTTTCGGTTAAATCAAAATAATAAGATTTTGGACTATCCCTAAAGGGAAAATTAACACCATAAGTTCTTCCATCTGCCATATTACATAAATATAATATCCAACATTTTTAGTTAAATAGATATAAATAAAAAATCCGAGTATAACTCGGATTAATTTTTAAGAAGAACAACCAAAACAATCAAAGTCTGAATTAGTTGGTTTTGGTGGAAGATTCATATATGAATAATCTACTTTTGGTTCAACCGGTGAAACTTTTGGTTTTTCCTTTTTTGTAACATCTAAAGCCAAGTGTTTTGCTCCTGTTGAAATGGCCTTTGTTCTTACATAATAACAAAGAGTCTTTAGACCTTTTTCCCATCCATAAAAATGTGAAGATGTTATTTTAGAAAGTGTTGGGTTAGACATGTAAATATTCATAGATTGTGATTGGTCAATAAACGGAGCTCTTTCGGCAGCCATGTCAATCAATTCTCTTTGTGAAATTTCCCAAATTGTTTTGTATTTTGGAATCAAATGTTCAATTCTTTTAACCTTTCTATTATAACCTTTTTCTTCAGTATCTAAGTAATTGTTGAAATTAATATTTTGAATTGAACCTTCATTCATAATAATTTCATTTTTTAAATCCTCGGACCAAATTCCAATTTTTTCAAAGTCGTTGATTAGGTATTTGTTTACAATCATAATTTCACCTCCAACAACACGTCTATTAAATAAAGCCGAATGTGCGGGTTCTGTCATTTCGAATGAACCTGTAATTTTGGCGGAAGATGCTACAGGCATTTGAGCGGTGAATAATGAATTACACACCCCATAAGTCATCACGTCTTCTTTCAAGGTTTTCCAATCCATAAACAAATCTTCTTCAGAGAGTCCCCACATATCAAATTGAAAAATCCCTTGTGACATAGGTGAACCTTTGAAAAACTCATATGGGGTTCTCAAACCTTTTTTACACAAGTCATTACTTTCAAGAATAGCCGCGTAATAGATTGTTTCAAAAATGTTTTTATTTAATTTTTTAGCCTCAGGTGAGGTAAATATGTAATCCATTAAATAAAATACATCAGCCAATCCTTGTGTTCCAATTGCAATTGCTCTTTGTTCTAAACCACCTCTATGACCTTTTTCAGTAGAATAGTTATTTTTATCAATAACATTATTTAATGCTCTAACAACTTTTCTAACTTCACTTATTAATAAAGAATAATCAAACTGTCCGTCTTTGATATAATTTTTTAACACTATTGAAGACAAAGTACAAATTGCTGTGGTCTTTTCATCTGTATATTGGTAAATCTCATTACATAGGTTAGACTGTTTAATTACTCCAATATTTTGGTGGTTAGTTTTTTTGTTTGCACTATCTTTAGAACATAAATAAGGAACTCCCGTTTCTACTTGAGACTCAATAATTTTAGTCCAAATGTCTTGTGCTTTAACTTTTTTACCAAGACCCATACTAACTGCCGTGTTATACACTTCTTCGTATTCATCTCCAAAACATTCTTGTAATGCCTTTAGTCCTGCCTTTTTAATATCATTAGGACAGAATAAATACCAATCGGCGTTGTTCTTAACCGCATTCATAAAGTTGTCAGGAATCCAAAGTGCTGTAAATAAATCACGAGCTCTTAGTTCTTCGGCTCCTGTGTTCTTTTTAATATCTAATAAATCAAATATGTCTTTGTGCCAAGGTTCAAGATATATTGCCGCACTACCCGGTCTTCTACCTTGTTGATTAAAAAATCTTAAAGACTCATTAACGATTTTTAAATATTTTAACAATCCCCCTGCGTAACCACCTGAACTTGAAATTCTACTTTCTTTACTTCTTATGTTAGACATTGAAAGTCCAATCCCGGCAGCATCCGATGAATAAGTTGAAATATCATTCATTGTATTTAACAATCCTTCTCTTGAGTCTGAATCGTTGTAGTGTAAAACACAAGACGCAAGTTGTGGTGTTTTGGTGCCAGAGTTAATCATAATTGGTGTTGCTGGTGAAATAAGTTGAGTCGATAAAGAGTTATAATACTCTAACGCATCTTCTAATGTATTAGTAACCCATATCGCAACTCTCATATACATATGTTGTGGTCGTTCAACAACTTTACCATTTGGTCTTTTTAACAAATACATTTCTTGTAATGACCTCCAAGCAAAATAATCAAAGTTATAATCGTTGTCATGTTTAATTGCAACGTCGACAGTATCTTCACCGTAATATTCAATTCGTTTAATTAATTCTTCATTAACAACTCCATCCTCGTAAAGTAATCTCATAGTCTTTGAAAAACTTTCATCAGTTTCTTTATGATATGAAGATATTGCAACCGACGAAGCCATTCTTGAATAGTCGTGATGACTTCCTGTATAGGCTGCCGCAATCTCATAAATTAACTTATCAAGTTCTTTAGTTGTTACTTCCCCCTCAGTCGGAACCGATGTGATTACTTTAATAAAAATTTCATCTGAGTTTACGTTCAAACCTTTTGCTGAACGTTTTACTCTGTTATAAATTTTTTGTGGATTGAACGCCACGTTCTCTCCATTTCTTTTTGTTATTTTTAATGACATATTAATAAATTTAAAAATCTTCTGTGAATGTTATAGTTTCGTTTAACTTTGCTTTTTGGTATTCCATTGTTCTCGATTCAAAGAAATTACCTTTTGTTTCAACCGCAATTTGTTCCATGAATTTAAATGGTTGTTCAACATTAAATTCTTTACTACAACCCATCTTAACCAATAAACCATCAACAACAAACTCTAAGTATTGTTTCATTAGATTAGAGTTCATACCGATTAAAGATACTGGAAGTGATTCAGTGATAAATTCTTTTTCAATTTCTAATGCTGAAAGTAGAATTTCTTTGATTCTTTTTTCTGATGGTCTTTCTTCTAAGTGGTTATTTAATAAGTGAATTGCAAAATCACAATGTAAATTTTCATCTTTAAAGATAAGTGAATTAGCATTACATAATCCTTGCATAATACCTCTTGATTTCATCCAAAAAATAGAACAAAAAGAACCTGAAAAGAAAATACCTTCAACGGCAGCAAACGCAACTAACCTTTCGGCAAATGACGCCTTTTCAATCCATTCTAATGCCCATTTAGCTTTCTTTTGAACAGCCGGTAATCTATCAATCGCATTGAAACATTCGTCCTTTTCTTTAGCGTTTGAGATATACGTATCAATCAATAATGAATACATTAATGAGTGAATGTTTTCCATAGCCAATTGAAACCCGTAGAAAAATTTAGCTTCAGGATATTGAACTTCACGATAAAAGTTTTCAGCCAAGTTTTCATTCACAATACCATCTGAAGCTGCGAAAAATGACAGTACATTCTTAATGAAGAATTTTTCATTTTCTGTCAAATTTTCCCAATCTCTGATGTCATTTGTTAAATCGACTTCTTCTGCTGTCCAAAATGCAGCTTGGTGTTGTTTGTAAAATTCCCATATATCATTGTGTTCAATTGGGAAGATGACGAACCGACCAGGATTTTCTGTTAATATTTTTTCCATAATTTTTAATTAATTTAAGATTGTTGTTCTTTTTGCTTTTTCTTTTCTAAAAGCTCTTTGATTCTATTTTTGTTTCTTTCTTCTTTTTGTTCTTCCAAACCTAAGAAAGTCATACTTTGTTCTGTGTCTATTTCTAACATTCCGTTGTCAAATTTACAGTTTTCAAAAACAACACCGTCTTTACCAATTCTTGATTTGGTAATGGCGATTGTTGCCAAATTCATTTCTTTCTGTTGTAGACTCTTGGCCACTGTAATGATTACGTGACCTACCTGAGCCTTTTTAATTGACCCACCCATTTGGTCTGTTGTAACCACTTCTGACGAAATCGAATTACGATTTCCTTGTGTTGCGGTCCAACCTGCGATGTCCAACTCATGACACATTGCTTCAAACCCTCTCATTACTGAACCTTCACTTTTCCATTCATCACCCAACATCTTGTCAGGAACAACACAGTCGATGTAATCTAAAATAATCATATCGACTCTAGTTCCTTCAGCCATCATCTTTCTAACCTGATTTTTGATTTGATTCATAGTCACAGTATCGGAAGGTAGTTTTTTAATAATTAACTTATTTTTCATAGTTTCCTTAATGTGTTTTACCTTCGCCATAACTTCATCTCTATATTCAGACATGTCATCAGGATGAATCCCGGTCCAAAGCGTAAAGTGTTTTCTTTGGATAATTTTTGGGTTGTCTTCAAAAAATATTTGAAGAACGTTGTATCCCAAGTTGAATGCGTGGTTTGCAATTTTTGTAGTGAAAGTTGACTTACCAACACCCGTTGGTGCCAAAATAACACCAATCTCTCCCTTAGCTAAACCACCTTTCAATAGGTTGTCAATACCCGCAACCCCAATTGGAATTGGGTGTCTGTAATCGTCGTTTAGAACCTCTTCAAGGTTGAAGAAAACGTCGGTTGTTCCTTTATCGACCTCACCAACTTGTAATGCTCCTCTTACCATTTCTTCTAAGTGGTCATAACTTTCAAAATCACCCTTATCGATAATTGATTGTGCTTTAGTCATAACCTTCTGTAATTCTTGTTGTTTACAGAATTTTAATGATTTTTCTTGAACGAAAAAAGAACCCTCATCAGAAACATTTTTTACTTGTTGTAATGTATCCAAAACGCTCTTTTGAGCCATCGGAGAAGATATTTCTGACTTTGTAAGTTGTTCTAATGTATCAAATGTTGGAGTATGTTCATACTTTGAATAGAACTCCTTAATCATTTGACAAATAATACGAAAATATTGGTTGTCAAAATAGTGTGGGTCAATAACTTCAAGAATGGAATTTGAGAAATCTTTATATAAAATAATATTGTTTAATAATTGAATTTGAAAAGTATTTCCTAAGTATCCGAAGTTTTTTTTGTCTGACATATTCTGTATTTTTTTTTCTTTGTATATGATAAATATGACTAAGCCAACGAATAATTAAGGTAATTATAAGATAAATTTTTATCTGAAAAAATGTCAGTTAAGTCTTTTAATATCGTTTTTATCGTTGGTCGTATATCCAGGGTATATCTAGCCTTTGGTGGGTATACTTTAGCGTCGATGATGGTATGACAAATTGTCTCATTTCCAATTCGAATAATCAAATTAAAAACTTCCGGACCATCAGTATTTGATGTGTCTAAGATAGATGGGTCTTCTTCAATTTGGAACCGATTTTCCAACATATAGAAAACTGATTTGTTTCTTAGTTTTGTTTTTAACTCTTCTGACAATGATTTCATGTAGTTCAATAACTCAATACTATTTTTAGCCTTTTGGTTAATGTTTCTTACATTGAAAAAACGTTGTACGACGAAGTTGTCATTTAATGTAATTAGAAATTCAACTTTAGTAATGTCCTGATTTTCTTTCATAATTTTAGTTTTTTGTTTTAAATTTTGTTTTTTCTTTTCTTGTTAACTTTAAAAATGGTTTTAAAAAATAAATCCAATTATCATCTGTTTTTGGTAGATACTTAAATAACCCGTCTTCCATCATCATACGTATTAGGTTTTTATATCCCCTACCATCAGGGTCCAATGATTCTGAATAATACGTTTCAACCAATTCTTTACCTTCTTGATTTATTAGTGGTTCATCTAAATCAATTAGTTTTTTATTAATCACATAATATTCATCACCAAATATACCATCTTTTGTTTTACCAGACAAAAGATTTTGTAATGATTTGTTGTCTTTATTTTCTTTAAGGAGTTCCTCCCCTTTCGATAAAATATCGGATAATTCTACTTCTTTTTCAAGTAGCTCAGGAAAAAACTTAATTAAAGTCTTTTCACCTAAATAAAAAATACCGTCGATATTATCAGATGAATCACCTGTAAGGATTTTAATTGTTTTGACATTATAATGGGGAACTTCAAAATCACTCATTTTGATAGTGTCCCCCATCTTATAATATCTTTTTGTGGATGGTGAATAGATAGAAACCTTTTCAGATATAAGTTGTGTAAGGTCTCTATCACTTGAGAAAATTGTTTTATTCTCGTCTTCAGAAATTTGACAGTAATACGCAATTAAATCATCCGCTTCTGAATTTTCAACTTCAAGTTGTCTAACAAACATCTCTTCAAGATATTGTTTAACTCGTTGTTTTTGTTCTTCATAAGAATCTTGTTTAATCTCATTAGAATCGTTTCTACGGTTTAATTTATACTTGGGGTATATCAACCTTCTCTGTGATGAGTTCGTGTCACTATCCCAAAATACTACAACTTTATTATAGTTGTTCTCCTCTAAAAACTTTCTTAAAGTATTCAAAAAGTGCCAAATGGCCCCAATATGTTTTCCTTTGTGGAAATAATCTTTCACACCATGAAAACCAATTTTCATCAAATTGTTTCCATCAACCAATAAGGTTTTTGTCACTTTTTTTGTTTTTAATTGTTACTACTCTACTTCTTCTTTTTCTGCTTTCAAATCAAAGTCACCATCAACTCCGATTATTTCCTTCCAATACTCGGCATATTCTTTTTTGTATTGTTCGATTGATGCCTTTTCTTCGGAAGCTTCTTTTCCTGGTAAGAACCCGTGTGGTGTTACGATAATCTTTCCATCTTCAAAACCAAGTCCGTTGATGTGGTTTTTCATAACAGACACTTTTGTTCTTGATGCAAACTTCACAGTTCTCTTATCTTTAGTTGCTGTAATTTTTGTAGTACCAGCTCCTTTTTGATTTCCAAATAAGAATACTAATGAAGAGTTCAACCAAATGGCCTCACCACCTTTTGCTTTAATTTTAGGTTGTCCAAATGGATTATCAGGTAGTTCAACCCAAGGTTGATTGACAATGATTAAGGTGTTTTCGTATTTAGAGTCCGCTTTACGTGAACCTGAAATACGTTGGTTAATGCCCATACCAATCTTGTCGGCCAAAACACTTGCGTTGTGTTGTTTACCTCCTTTACCTTCGTAAGTCATTTTACAAGGAACAGAACCTACTGAGTC